AAATTCTTGGACCGGTCGCTGGTCTAGCTAGTAGTTGGCTTGATGCAAAGACTACAAAGCAAGCTGCGGAAGCGAAGTTAAAACTTACAGAGGCCGAAGCAAAGGCCAAGATACTGCTGTCAGAAAAGACAAGCGTTGCTGATTGGGAACGCATCATGGCAGAGAACAGCAAGACATCTTGGAAAGACGAATTTTTCGTCATTGTGTTGTCAATCCCATTAATTTTGGCGTTCATACCAGGTGCCGAGGGTATTGTAGACAGGGGCTTTGAGCAGCTTCATAAGGCACCAGACTGGTATTTTTACAGCTTGGGTATTGCAATTTCAGCCTCTTTCGGTGTGAAAGGGTACAAACAGTTTGTGAGGAGAAAGTAATGAGTTTCAAACTGAGTAGAAGAAGTCTTGATAGACTAGAGGGAATCGACGAAAGGTTACAGGCTGTTGTGAAAATGGCAATAACACTGACCAAAACCGATTTTGGAGTGGTGCAGGGTATGAGAACCCTCGAACAGCAGAAGGAACTTGTAGCCAAGGGCGCATCGAAAACCTTAAAATCTAAACACCTTGAGGGAAAAGCTTTTGATATCATGGCGTTCGTGAACGGACGGGCATCGTGGGAGTTAAACTTGTACGATGATTTGGCTGACGCAATCAAAGAAGCAGCTATACAGGTGGGAGTTCCTATTTGCTGGGGCGCGGCATGGGCTGTTCCTCAAAAGGGTTATCCAATGGATATTCGTAAGTGGGAAGGCACCATGGAAGAAGCCATGAATGCCTACATAGATCTACGTCGATCTCAGGGCAAACGTCCCTTTATTGATGGGCCACATTTTGAACTCATAGATTAGGAGCCGGATATGAAAACCTCATTAAGACCGAAGATCAGACCAACCAAGAGGCCAAAGCTTAGACCATCTGAAGAGGAGATAGCAGACATTGAAGCTGGGCGCACAATCAGACGTGCCAACCGATTGAAAAAACTAATTGAAAAAGAAGCCGAGGGTCTTCTAGATAAAACACCTTTAGTTCCTATCAAAGAGCCAACAGGAGAACCTGTTAGAGAATTCGAACTTGGGGGTGATGTCCGACACAATCCGAATAGAGGTAAAACATATTAATTCATGGACGGTGTTGATTTCGCAAAATATATCTATAAGGTACTACGAGAGCGCGAACAAGATATTGCAAGTGCTCTCGCACATGATGCTGCCAAAGATTGGGAGCAGTACAAACTCATGGTAGGTGAGATACGGGGCCTTACCTACGCCCGTGAGGAAATAAAAGCCCTGCTGGAGAACCACGTAGACGATGTCGAAGACCTTATATCTTCCTGAACATGTCGCGCAGAAAATGAATAAAGAACGGGAGGAGGCTAAAGAAGCCGACTCAACGTCTGTCGAAGGCGCATATGTTGACGCGAAAGATCGCGTATTAGATCCATCACTCATAGATAAACCGCTTACAGACCGTTTGCCTCAACCAACAGGCTGGCGTGTTTTGGTTATGCCTTATCAAGGTGCAAGCAAAACGCACGGGGGTTTATATATTCCTGATGAAATACGAGACCGTGAAGCGGTAGCCACGGTCGTAGCGTATGTTTTAAAGATTGGACCACTGGCTTACAAAGACCCAGACAAGTTCGGGCCTGGCCCAGAGCCGTGGTGTAAAGAAGGCCAATGGGTATGCATTGGTCGGTATTCTGGTTCACGATTTAAGATAGATGGGGGTGAGGTTCGTATCATTAATGATGACGAAGTAATCGCAACTATTTTAGAACCAGACGATATAAAACACGTCTAGGAGGAAAAGATGGCAGAAGAAACCATTGAAGAGCAAAAACCAGAGGAAGAAGGCGTAGAGATAGAACTTGAAGCTCCTGAAGAATCGAAAGAGGAAGTTCAAGAACCAACGCCAGAACCAGAGGTTGAAGTAGAGGTAGAAGAACAGCCGGAGGAGGTTGCCGCTTCTGAAGAACCTAAAGATGAGGTAGATGAATACGGTGCTAAAGTACAAGCTCGTATAAAGAAACTCACAGAAAAGTATCGTAAAGAAGAGCGTGACCGTGAAGAAGCTGTCCGTATGGCAGAAAAGCTTCTTGAAGAAAACAAGACACTGAAGTCTCAGGTCAAGAACTTAGATAAAGGTTACGTTAGTTCTGAGGAGTCCAGGTTAGAAACTGAGATCGACTCTTTAAAACGTCAGTATAAGGAAGCTTATGAAGCTGGGGATACGGACGCAATGTTCGCTGCACAGGAGGCTTTATCCAAAGTTGCAGTGGTTCAAGACCGTGTTCGTTTAGCTAAAGATCGCTTAGATCGGGAGCAAAATGTAGAGGAACAGCCTCAACAACAGCCTGTTCCGCCGCCTCAACCAGAAGCCAAGCCAGACCCCAGAGCAGAGGAATGGGCTAATAAAAACACATGGTTTGGCTCAGATGAGGTCATGACTTACGCAGCGTTTGGGATACATAAAAAGCTTGTCGAAGAAGAAGGGTTTGACCCGCAGACCGATGAGTATTATACTGAGGTAGACAAACGCATTCGTTCGGAGTTTCCACAGAAGTTCCAAACAGCGAAGAAAACGGGTGGAGCACAGGTCGCACCTGCTGCCGCTTCAGCAACCCGCAGTACAGCAAAACAGGGGCGCAGGTCGGTGAAACTATCACCATCACAAATTGCGATGGCGAAACGTTTAAACGTACCGCTAGAAGAATACGCTAAATATGTGAAGGATTAAGCTTATGGCAGATAGAACACCACGTAAAACCACTACACGAGAAGATGAATCTCGCAGAAAACCATGGGCACCGCCCAGTCACCTACAAGCACCTGATGCCCCTCCGGGCTATGTGCATCGTTGGATTCGAGTCGCAATGCGTGGCGAGGAAGACAAAATGAACGTCAACTCCAAGCTACGTGAAGGATGGGAACCCGTCCGTAAAGATGAGTATCCAGACTATGAAGCACCCACTATCGACGAAGGTCGTTACGAAGGTGTGATTGGTCAAGGTGGTCTGATGCTGTGCCGCATACCTGTTGAAACAGTAGAAGAAAGAACTGCATATTACGGGGGCAGAACCCGCGAACAGATGACTGCTGTAGATCAGGACCTTATGAAGGAGCAACATCCTTCAATGCCGATTCAAAATAATCGGCAAAGTCGTGTAACTTTTGGAGGTCGTGAACGCGACTCCAATTAACTTAAAGGATTGCTAATATGGCAAATACTAACGTTGCATTCGGACTCCGTCCGATTGGTGTAGTCGGTCAGGGCTACAACACCACAGGTGCGACCGAGTATCGTATTGCTTCCGGTAACACAAACGCGATTTACCAAGGTTCACCCGTAATACCGCTGTCAACAGGCTTTATTGATATTGTTGGCGCGGCTGCTGGTGGAACTGTAGGTCTCGTAGGTGTGTTTGCTGGAGCGGAATACGTTTCGTCTACCACTGGTGAGAAAGTTTTTTCTAACTACTGGCCTGGATCTGGCGCGGATTCTAATTTTCCCGTCAAAGGTTTTGTGTATGACAACCCATTACAATCATTTGTGATTTGTTCAGACGCTTCATTAACAAGTGAATCGGCTGCACGAGCACATGTGTTTGCTAATGCTAACTTCGCAACAGGTGCCTCTGGTTCAACAACCACAGGTATTTCTTCTGCTAAGTTGGGTGTCAGCACAATCAACACCACCGCAAACTTGAATCTGAGAATTATGGGTTTCCAAGATGATCCTGAAAACTCAGACTTTACTGCGGCTGGTATTCCTGTAATCGTTCGTTTAAACAACTCCTTCAATTCACCGAATGGTGCTATTGCAGGTGGTACTGTTTCAACGACTGGCGTGTAAGGAGACTGAAATATGGC